CGTATATTATTTGTGTAAAATAAAACAAATGAACAGAATCAAATTCATAGATCTTTTCTTAAAACAAGAACACTTTAAATGATAATTAAACTCCTCTTATTCCTTTATGAATTTGATGTGCATAGAGTTCAATAATATATTAATTTACTTTTATATAAGTTAATTCGCCATCTTCATTGTAATCACACTTATATTCATCATATTCATCATAGTCTTCTTGATCATTGTAAGATCCACAGAGAGGAACTCGCTTTTGTCTTTCAAAATGATTTAATAAATTTTCTAATTCTCTTTCACTAAATGGATTAACACCATCAGTTAATAAATTTTCTGGATCTAGTGCCGAACGAATAATATCACCATTGATTGATCCACTGTCTCGAATATCAGCAAACATATCGGGGTATCCTCGGGGAATACTTCCTAAATGTGGTTCATAAAGACGAGGACATCCCTGTGGGGGAGTACCCGGACATTGACGAGGAATACCTAAACCATCTATCATATACTGAGTGAAATCAATCCCCGTATGACCATTATCAGGTTTTAATTTATTCGAACCGGAATTTTGATCAATTAATCTCATCCATCTTGGGGTATTTTCATTATATATTGAGACGGGACTTTCTAATCCCTCAATGTTCATACAATTATTGTATTTATACAATATAATTAAAATTAAAATTAAAATTAGTATTTTATTCATTTATACTAATAACATATAATATATAAATGAAAGATATATATTTAGTGATAAAACTCTTCTGTTCCCTTTATGAATTTTATTCTTATTTAAATGAATTCCTTTAAACACAACAACAAAGCTTAAATTAGTAAAGGGTACTTTTTATCGCTTTCATTATGAATTCCATCCTATCCAATGTTGCCATTTTTGGTGGACTATCTCTCTTTAGAGAAAACTTTGGTTCTTGGATTCGTCCAACGAGAGAATCTACCGTTGCCGACGATAGAATAAAACATCTGCAGCGAGTAATGACATTGTTCCAGATTTTGGCAGTTATATCTGCTTCATACGCCCGCCCACCCAATGCCAACATATGTTCAAGAAATTGGACTGGTTGGAGTTTCTCTATTGTTAGTTTTTCAGGGGTATCCGCGCAACTTATAATGGAGATTATGCTAGCAGTTTCCGCACAGATGCTAGTTATGTATGATACAGAAAGAGATAAGGCCAACAACGCAGATCAAGCTATATATCATCTTCGTTGTGAATATTATAAACTACGAAATGAATTTAATATATCACAAGATGCTCTTATTAGAGAAAGATTTACACCTTTGAACATTTTAAACGCCTAATAAAATTTGATTTAACTAAATTATAATTAAATAATAATAGAATTATTATGACAACTAAAAGAATTTATAAAAAAGAAGATCTTAAAAAATATGTTGATGGAAATGGTATTGAATTGATTGGTGAATATGAAAAAGTTAATTCTAAAACTAAAATTAAGGGTAAATGTAAAACAGAAACTTGTGATGGTGAATTTGAAAAAGGTTTTTCATATTTATTAGAAAAAGGTAAACCCATATGTTTAAATTGTGCTAATGTTTTTAAGAAACATAAAACTAAAAATACAAAAAAAAATTTAGGTAAAATTACTAATGTAGAGAAAATATTTAAAATTATAAAAGAAAATGAAATAGAATTGATTGGAGAATATAATATAAATACATTAGATGATAAATCCATGATTATTGGTAAATGTAAAACTGAAGATTGTATACATAATTTTCATAAAACTATTCATAACTTGTGTTATAAAAGTTCTGGATTTTACTGCAAAGAATGTACCAGTATAAATAATATGAAAAAACAAGGTAAAAATATATATAATTATGAAACCTTAAAAAAATTTATTGTTGAGAAAGAAATAATATTATTAGAAGATTATTCAGATAAAAAAGTAAAAGGGGATACTTTGATAAAGGGTATATGTAATTCTGATAATTGTAATGGAATATTTGAAAAAGGCTTACAATATCTAATAAAAAAAGAATGTCCATATTGTGAAAAATGTATTCGTATTAAAATATCTGATGGTAGAGGTTGTTTATCTTTTACATATGATGATTTAATTAAATATTGTGAAAAAAATAATGTAATATTATCAAGAGATTATTCATCAATAAAAGTTAAGAATTATACGATAATAGATGGTATATGTAATACCATTAATTGTAATAATAGTTTTAATAAAGAATTTCGTAATTTAGTTAAAAGTACCGGTCCATATTGCAAAGATTGTACTAATAAACACCAAATAGTTAAATGTGAGAAAACGAATATAGAGAAATACGGAGAAACAAGCGCAATGAAAACTGAAAAAACAAAAGAAAAAAGAGTTAATACAAGTTTAAAAAAGTTTGGAGTAACATCTGCTATTAAACTTGATGAATTTAAACAAAAGCAAAAGAAAACAAGAGAAGATAATAATGGAAATATATTTTATGAAGAATTATGTAAAATGAGAGATAAAAATAAACTAGAGTTATTGGGAAACTATACAAATATTAATTCTAAATCAATAATACGCGGGAAATGTATTATAGATGGTTGTCAAGGTATATTTGAGAAAGTATTTCATACATTGAGATATAAACAAGGTGGATTTTATTGTGATAAATGTACAATGGAAAATAAATTAGAAAAAATGCAAACAAAATGTATAGAAAAATACGGTGTTAAGAATCCATCACAATCAGAAGAAATTAAAAAGAAAAAGAAAGAAACAATAATGGAAAATTATGCCTGTAAATCATGTGGATTATTTCTAGTATTTAACCATTTACGAAAAAATAATGATAAAGAAGAAGGTTTATGTGATTATTGTCAACCAATGAAAACAAATAAATTATATGAAAAAACAAAAGAAATGTTAGTTGTTAGAAAATTAAGAGAAGATATACCTGATATTCCATTTATTCATAATAAATCTATTGGTAATGAATGTACGTTACAAGATAGAGAAGATACCAATGGTCATTTATATCCAGATATTCGTTTTGAACGATTTGGTTTTGATTTGATTATTGAAGTAGATGAACATAAACATCGTGGTGCTGGTTATAGTTGCGATGAGAGAAGAATGTATGAAATTATAAAACAACTTGGAATACCATGTGTATTTATTAGATATAATCCAGATGATAAAAAAAGTGATTATAATGTATTATTAGAAATGGTAAAAGAATATTTAGAAAAAGATATAGATGAAATAGATTTTAATGAACATAGTGGGTTAAAAGTTGAATATCTATTTTACTAGGCGTTTAAAATTTTCAAAGGTGTAAAAAGTCTGAAATCATAGAAAAATTACAGAAAGAAAAAAGCGAATATAGTACAAGAATATGAAAAAAAACAGGGGTACGATAAATATCTAATAAATATGTTATATGAAAGAATAGAATCTTTAACAGAAAGAGAAAAGGGTAGAAAAGAACTCCGATTGGAATTAGGAGAAAAATAGAAGAAAATACAAACGGATTCGCAGAAGGTGATTATATCGTAATGATGAATCTCTTAAAAGATCTTTACAAATAAACATAAAAAAAATAGAATACTAATATATGTTTTTTTTGTTTTTATGACTATGAATCTACTTCTGGAAAATCCCACTGACATACATCTCCCTTTTTGTAAAAGTATAAACCGAAATGGTGTGGCTTTTTGCTTGTATGACGTGACCAACCTTCAGGTAGATTGCGAATAGATGAACCATTTGCCTCAATACCCTGATACCAACCATAAGATTCACTCCCATCATCTTCAATGATCCTATATTTTATCTTACCTAGGAGCGGCGTATGGAAATTATGAATAATTGAGAAGATCTCTTGTTCAGTAGGGATTTTACCATCTACCTCGAGATATGTATCATCTGGATTTGTTCCCCAATCGGAATGTTTCCAGGGCTTTCTTTTTTCTGCTAAATTATGAAAGAATCTGTGGTTTGGGTAAAGATGATACTGATGCCGCGGAATAGCTATCGAGTTCATAACACGATGGAATGTATGTTTTTCACCATCAATATCACTTGATTTAACATCTTTCATATCAGGTGGGACAAACATCGGATCAAATCTTATATCCCACAAGACCACAGTTGTAGCCTTCATTCCATCAGCAACTGGCTCTTCAGAAACAATATGAAGGCCATCTACAAATGCCCTGGGGTTCGTACCTGTGAGCTTCTTTTCTTGTTTAGACGCCATTTAAAGAGGAGTTTTACACCAAAAAGTATTCAGTAAATATTCTGTTAAAAAAAACATAAACTAAAGAATCAAATTCATATAAGATGAGGATAAAAGAATTCTTTCATCTAGGAATGGATGAACTCAATCAAATTGTAAACAGTGTGAATGGAATCAATAGAGTTTTTAGATATCATAATATTCAGTAGTTTTTCGAGAGCATTTACATCACCCGTTGCTCTATGTTCTTGTTCATTGGAAACATTATGTATCTTACAGAGAGTCTTCATTGAGTGAGAATACATTCTTGGATGTACTAACCTAGAAAGAAAGAGAGAATCGACATACCGAATATTCGGGAACTTCTTACCCATAACTTTAAGAATCTTCTTAAAGAACATAAAATCAAAACCGGCACCATTATGGGCAACTAGATAAAAGAATTCTTTTTCATTGGTATTTTCTTCAATAAAAGAAATAAACTTGGTATAGGCATCGATGTAAGATAGGCCATTTTCTTTTAAGGTCTGATTAGTTATACCGGTTATCTCAGTAATTTTGTCAGATAAACCCCTACCATTCTGAGGAATAACCAGACATTCAAAACTCTTATCAGAGTTGAAAAGTTTTATGGCTATTTCAATAACATCGTCGTGAAAGGGATTGAGTCCGTTGGTCTCGAAATCAAGAATAAAGGTGTTCATATTAAATTGTTTTAATTAAATATTCTTTAAATGAATCAAATTTATAAATTAAGTTTACGTTTAAGTTCAAGATTAATCCTTTTCATCTCTTCAAGTTCTTTTTTTGTATCTTTTAATTGTTTTTGTAAAATTCTATTTTGTTTTCTCCATTTTTCAGATTCTGAAAGATCATTATTATCAGCGTCTAGTTGATAATATTCTTCGGTATCAGAAAAAGAATTCTTTTTTCCTTTAGAAGATTTAGGAATATAATTTTTTTTATTATGATTAGTTTTACTATCGGTAGCTTTATTTTTTGAATTACCGCCACCATAAAGAGAATTCATATCAAGTCTTGAATCTTCCATATTATAATTAAGTAATATATATTATTCTCTATTAAAAACCCATATCATCAGTGAAATTTATATAATTATTCAATGGTTTATTTTACGTGAATTCTGTTTAAAAACAACAGATATATAAAATATAAAAGATGAGTTTAGTAAAAACATTTGCGATATCTTCAAAACTGTTTTCATTTTATGAAAAACAAATAGATCTTAATAGTGTAGAATCAATAGATGAAATCATTTTATTAGTTGTAACAGAATTAGATGATTTATTAAAGAAAAATAATTTAGAAATATTATCCGAAGAACTTAATAAATGTAAATTTCATATACACGGATTCACATTTAATGATATAAAAAAAGAATGTACATCAGCAAAATATTATATATGTGATCACGATCATTAATCATCATTATCATTATCATCATCATTATCATCATCAATATAAGATAAAATATTCAAAATAATATATGATATGATCATTAAAATAACAATCGTCCATAATATTATAATAAGTGTTGATTTACCGAAACGTAACACTTTACCTGTAATCTTTTTTAAAACAGAAAGAATCGATGATAAGATAAAGATAAAGAATGGTGATATTAATACAAGAATTACATAGAATAACTTAATCGAAACAATTCCTAAATAAGCATATATAAATGGGATACCTAATCTTGTTAAGATATAAAAATATATAATGAAAGCTAATATAAATGTAGCGAATGAAATTCCTAAACCAGAAAATAAAGTAATTATGAAATTAATTATAATTAAAATTATAGAACATATTTGTCCAATACCTGGTATAGCATTTACGGCGACCGATAAAGAAGTTAAACCTTTATTAAGAAGATTAACAAGTATATGAAGTAATTTATCTAACGCAATAGAAGTGTAAAAAGAGATTTCTTCTGAAAAAGAAATAATAAATTTCTTATATGCCTCTAAATAATAATATATATAACTAAAATCATCAATGCCGATATTTCGTGAAATGGTTGAGATTGTTTCAGATGAAAATTTAGATATTGTTTCAATAATAATTTCAGCAGTATCACCATCGTTAGTTCCCTGTGAAAATGAAGAACTACTAATTAACTTAGTAACACTTGAGATAGCATTCATAAATTAACTTATTAATTCATTAGATAATTATTTCCTATAATATTTCTTACAAGATAAAGGATATTTATCGGGCTTTAAACCTCTGTTATAATAAATAGAATTACCACATATCGCAAATGCCCCCTTACCTTTTTGTTTTTGAGAAATTAAACATCTACAATATCTTTTTTTTAATTCTTTATGTAAAGAATTCTTTTGTCGTTTAGTGAATCTTTTACTTTTTGCTTTTTTAATTAATTCTTTGTAAACTTTTTCACTCATAGTTTTCTTCTTTTTTTTAAAAGAATTCTTTTTCTTGACTTTGCTCTTTTTATTATTCTTCTTTTTAGTTTTTTTTTTTTTAAAAGAATTCTTTCTT